TGGGGCGCCTCAGCAAGGCCCGCCTGGTTGAACTGCGGCATGGACTGCCCAAGCCCAGAGAGGGCCTGGAGGCTCTGCAGCGGTGCCGAACGCTGGGCCAGAGCGTCAGAGAGTGCCTGTTGGTGGGCCTGGAGATTCTGGCCAAAGATGGCCTGGCCTGCCTGCGTCCCCTGGCCGATGGCCGAATTCATGGCCGAGCCGTAGGCGTCGTTTTCTTGGCGTGAAAAGTTCCCCATCGCATTCCTGGCCGCCTCGGAATTGGGGTCAAGGCCCTGGGCTGCAAGCTGGGCCTGGAGCGACTGGCCCTGCTGCGCAAACTGCGGGTCCAGCCGCGACTTGGCCTGGTTGTAAGCGCCGGTGATGGCCTGGTCCCTGGCCGCATCTCCGCCCTGGACTCCACCAAAGAGGCTCGGGTCCATCGGCTGGGCGTTGGCCTCACCAAACTGACTCTCCAGCGCGCTTGCGCCAGCGCCAAGCCCTCCGGCCAGCCCCGTGGACAGTTGGGGAGTGCCATCTGGGCCGGTTGTCCACGTCTGAGTGGCAAACGGCGTGTTGATGTTGGGGCGGTTCTGCTGCGTCTGGGTGTTGACGTTCGCCTGACTGGCGCCCGCCTGCTGCTGGGCAGCCCCCGCGTAGTCCGGCGCCTTTCCTGCGCTCTTTCCCATTATGCGGCCCGCCTTTCATCTGAGAGGAATAGCGGGCAGTCCTCGCGACGCAGCTCCAGGACAACGAGGTCCTCGCCTTTGGCCCATCCGTCTTTGACCCGGTGAACCTCCCTGAAGCCCACCGCCTTCGCAAAGCGGAGGCTGCGCGCGTTACCGTCCGGAATGACTCCCAGGCAGATGCCGACGCCCACTTCCACAAAGGCGTACTCGAGGGCCGGACGAAGAAGCGTTCGCCAGACGGAAGGGGACTCGGTGGCCATGTGCATCTGGACACTGTTTTTCGTCCACGCGCAGTAGCCCACCATGCCGCGGATGTGCCCAGCCTCATCCAGGGCCTCGATGGCGTTGAAGTCCGAGGTGAGTGCACAGCCCGTCTTCTGGGCCAGCCAGTTGAAGTCTGGCTCGGGAGCGGCCTGCACGCTGTAGCGCTGGAGGCTCACAAGAGGCCGCCTTGGTCGAAGAGGACGTCCATTCCCACAAGGGTGGTCCGCGCCACGGCGGTACCCTGCACAGCAATAGCGACGTCCCGACCCATGCCAAGGCCACCCGCCATCGGCTGGGAAGGGACATAGGCGCCGGCCCAGACGTCCACGTCCCACAACGCGACGTCCCAGGAGCCAGCCACGCCCGCGGAAGAGGAGAGAGAGGGCGGGGAGGGTTCGTCGAGGTCAAAGCCGTACTTGGCCGTTGCCTGCACCACCGGATTTGGCGACTCGGACAGAACGGAGGGCCGAATCATCTGCACCCGCTTGTTTCGGGCGTTGCCGAGGTTTTGGTAGGCAGTGAGAAGGCTCCAGCTGACGGGCGAGAAGGAAGACGAGTCCGACAAGAGGACGTTGTCCACGTACCCGGAGTTGAGGCACACCCGCCCATCCGGCGTCCCAAAGTAGAGGGTGCCGTTCCACACGCCGCAGGACAGCATGGGAATGTCCCGGTACTGGCTCCAGCCCTTGGAGGCAAAGGAGAATGCCAGCTGCGTCGTGGGCGCGGTCTGCGCCTGGGGCACCGTCAGAAGAAGGGCGTTGTCCGTGGGGTGGATGCACAGGCCCCAGCCCTGGAGGCCCTTGTAAGTCTGAGTGAGGAGGTTGAAGAGCGAGCCAATTTTAGCGGTGGTGTACTGGGTGCGGTCCACCACTGGGTTTCCGATGACAAGCTTGGAGAGCGGCAGAACGCCGATGGTGGTGAGGACCAGGACATCCCCGCCATAGTCCGTGGCGATGCGTCGGCCAGCGGGAACGCCGCCGCCGAACCAGACGCCCTTCAACCCAAACGTCGTGGACTGACTTGGGTCCGTGCCCTGGTAGATGAGGATGTCGCCAGCCTGGGAGATGGCCACCAGGAGCGTGTCCATGCCGCTACCCCCGTCGTAGCTCCAGGAGTAGAGGCCCACCAAGGGCCCGCCGTGCTGCATCTTCGAACCAAAGTCGAAGGACGTGTACGTCCCATAGATGGCGTTGATGCCGGAATACCAGGCGCGGGACGTGTCCTTCTCCACGAACCAAACGCGGTTGGCGAAAACAGTTCCAAAGACAAAGTTTTCAGGGTTCCCCTCAAAGCCATTGCGCTGGTCGGCCAGCGACGCGCCGAAGGCCGTGGCGACAAATGGCGCAGTGTAGTTCCAGGAAGCAGAGCCATCGCTGATGCCGCTTCCGGTGCCGGTGGGGCCGCCGCTGGACGCAGACGTTCCGGCGCCGGCGCACGTATACGTGTTGGCGCCGTTGAAGACCTTGTCGCCTGCTTCATAGGCGGTACTTCCCAGCCAAGCGACAGTGGCCCCTGAAGCGCCGCGGGTCCACGTGGCGGTGGTCTCCGGGTAGACATAGAGGCCATTTTCCTCATCGCAGTGCATGAGGAATCGCCCGCCCGGGGAGGCGGCGATGGTGGAGATGCCAAAGCCAGCATCACCGGAGCTACTGGGGAAGGTCACTACCTGCGAGGGCGATGCGGTGGAGGTGGTGCAGTTGTAGATGCCGGCCGGGGTTGCGGCAAAAAGCGCATCCGAGGTGCCGTCCTTCCGGCTCCCGGTGAAGGGGATGACAGTCCGGGTTTCGTCTCCCAAGCCTGTGCACCACTCCAGGTAGCCCAGCCGGGAGCGCAGCCCGAACTCGCTCCCAATCATGTTGTAGAGGTAGACGCAGTCGCCTGACGGCATGTCGCTGCCTGGGGCGATGGTGTTGATGCCGCCCACGGGCGCGGGGATGTGCGCCGCCTGCAACGTCTGTTTGGCCGAAGGCCGCCTGAAAGCTACGGGGGGCACTAGACGCCACCCCCAAAGCCAGTCCACGGAATGTTTTGAGCACCAACCAATGGAAGGGTATTGGAGCGCCCAGCCAGATTCAAAATGGGCGCGTAGCCATCATCCCCCATGCACAGCTGAAGGGCCCTGTCGTAGTCGGCCTGGGCCGACGTCGTGTCGAAGTTCTTCGCCTTCAGGAAGGCCAGCTTCAAGGCGCGCGTAATGAGTAGGGCGTCAAACCAGATGATGTCGCTTGTGTTGATGGGCGTGTCGGAGTCCGGCGCGGACGCGGTGGCAGTCTGCACCCAAAAGCGGGAGACGTAGGAGAAGGCGATGGTGTAGCCCGCGGGCGTATTGACGTCCGGGTAGAGGACAATCTGCTGCTGCAGCGGGCGGAACATTACCGTCAGCGCGAGGCTGACGTTCTGGGCCTTTAGGTATTGCCATTCTTGGTTGGAGAGCGGGCCCGCGAAGGGAAGCCGGTTGGTGCGATTCCACCCCGTCTGATTCAGCATGAAGCCAAAGCCTGGAGGCAGTGGGTACGCGGATTGGTCGGCGATGGTGGTGAAGGTGTGGTCCTGGGTGAGGTGCGTCCAATTTCGCTCGCGCCACAGCTCCTTGCCGCAGTCGTCCAAGAGGCTGCACAGCTGCAGAATATTTCCGTCCGTGGACGAGAAGGGGTCTGGGGCCTGGGTCAGCCCCACGCGCAAGGCGGTGCGGTTGACAACTTCCCCCGCCGTCAGAAACGGCGTAGTCGTCCCGCCAAACACCACCGGCAATGTGTAGGGGAAGGGCATCTCGTCACACGAACTTGAGGTTCAGCCATGCGCTGCCGGTGGACTCGACCCAGACGGAATCGAACTGACTGGAGAGGACTTTGGCGTTGACGGTGACGGTGTGGCCCGAGGCGTCAGCCTTCGTCACGACATAGACGCGACCAGGGCAGGTAGATGCGGTGGGTAGGGTGAAAGTCTTGTCGCCCGCCGTGGCGTCGATGGGCACAAGCGTCTTGTTCTGTGCATAGGAGACGGACGCGTCCCCTCCCGAAAGAATGCTGAACTCGAGGGGGCCGTTTAGAGATGCCTGAAAGAGGCGGCTGGCAGTCGAGTCAAAGTCCTTGAGCGGCGCGCTCGTGCCCGACACCGTCGTCTTGTTGGAGTTGTTGAAGGCCTTGAGGCGGAAGGCGCTCTCTCCTCCGTAGGCGCCGGCAATGGGCGCCAGGGAGCCCGTGGAGTTCACCACCGGAACGTAGTTGGTATCGCAGCAGTCGAAGGTGCAGCGAGACAGCTCGAGGCCTGAGCCGGTCGAGTTCTCCACGTTGATTTTGATTACAAACGGGTTGGTGACGTCCGGGTCACCAGAGACAGAGTGGTTGGCGTTGCCAAAGGCGATGTTATCCAGCTTGAGTGCGCCCACGTAGTCAATGACGGTGCCGGTGCTGCCGGCGAGAAAGCCCATGCATTCGCCGTCCTGGATGGCGCACTTGGCCCCCGTCCCCGTACCGGTCAGCAGCCGGAAGTCATCGACGTGGCCACCTTCGATGTCGAAGCCGGAGACAATGAGTTCTCCGGCGCCATGGACAAATGCGGTGCGGCAATCCGCGATTTGAGTGTTGGTGACCACCACCTGGGCGCTGCCCGACGCATTGTCCATCGCCTTGTCGCACCACTGCCAGCTGCAATCCTCGAAGCGTCCGCACTTGGCGTTGCCACCGGACATATTCTTCACGCCGATGGCCTTCATGTTGGCGTAGTCGCTCGGGCTGGCAGGGTTCTCGCCGCGGAAGGTGCAGTGCTTGAAGAGCCAGGTGGCGGCCTCGTAGGTGGCCCCGCCGGTCAGGGCTGGGTCGGTGCCGAGCTCCACGAGAATGGTGCCGGGGGTGGCAATCTGGACGTTCTGGAAGCGGCAGTGCTCCCACACGACGTCATTCGCAGCATCCAAGACGGCGCGATCGGCAAACGTGGTTGCGGAGTACACGAAGACGCAGCGCGCCTTGTAGTTCCCATCAAACATTACGTCTTTGAAGTGCCCGGCATTCAAGCCCTGGGCGAAGAACATTTCCGCGCCCGCGTCCCCGTCGAAGAAGAGGATGCTGGCGCCCGTGCTGGAGTAGTTGTCGCCGCGGCCTTTGGCGCCCAGAAGAATGGGCGCCATTGAGCCGGTGCCGTAGAAGACGGCTGGCGTGGTGTAGCGAATTTTTCCAGGCGGCAGGAGGATGACAACTTGGCGCTCGGCGGTGATTTCGTCCCGCGCCCAGTTGAAGACGTCCTGGAGTGCTTGGGAATTCTCCGAACTGTCGCCGGCTACCACGCCGTACTCGCTGGCGTCGATGGTCCAGAAGAGCCGCCGGTAATTCTTGCCGTCTCCTGAGACAAGCGGTTTGCCGGCCGACGACACAAGTCGCGCCTCACCAGAAGGCGCGACAGAAGGCAGACCGCCCGACATGTCACGTAGCCCGTGGTAGTCCCCGCCGCGGACCGCCGAACGCAGGTCCAGGGTGGCTGCGGCGTTCAGGTTGGCGTCGGACGCGACGAATTCATGAGGGACGGAGGCTCTTCCTCCATCCGCCTTGTTGGTGGGTAGGGTGATTGTGTCATCGAAGGTGAACCCCATGGGCGCCTCCTATGGCGCTGCGCTTGCGGACACAGTGCCGTCGTTGGCCACCTTCAGGAGGTAGCGGGTGCCATTGGGGCTCTTGAGAATAAAGCCCTTCCCCACGGTGGTTGTTTCGAAGTTGCCGGTGGTGTCCGCGCCATGGACGTCGATGTGCGCCAAGGCCGTGCCGCCCAAGTCGGTGAAGTAGATGTCGCCGCCCGAGTTCGAACCGGTGGCGATTTTCACGCCGTTATCGGCATAGCCAAGGTCGATTGTCTGGGGCGTGGCGAAGGTGCCGCTGATGACGCTTCCTGAGAAGGTGATGGCGCCCGTGCCAGAGCCACCCAGACCGGAGACATTGGGCCTGGCGAGCTGCGCAGTAGCGAAGCCTCCAGACGTCGCGGCTTTGATGAGGAAGCCCCCAATCTCATCACCCGACACCACCGCGTCATCCACCTGGCCCGCCGTGGACGTGAGGTACGCCTGCGAGTTGGCGGCGGCTGTCCCGGCATTCACCGGCGTGGAACCCGAGATGCAATACCAACCCCAATGGCCAGCGACGTTGGCAGACATGGCTACTGCCACGGCGCCTACGGACGTTGCTCCGCCATGGACCGCGCGGACGGTTGCCCCGGTGTCGGAGCGGTAGCAGACCGCGTCTCCGGCCGCCGTGGAGGCCACGCCGAGAAGGTAGACGAACTCCCCGTCTCCATAGGTGATGTCGGTCGCCCGCACCACCATGCCCAGGGGGTGATTCTGCGACGAGGACGAGAGGCCAATCGGCTGCAGGCCGATGGTCGCGGACCGGTGCTGAAAGTTGACGGTGGGGTAGGACACTTAGGCCACCTTTCGCTTCGGCTCCTGAGAGGGTTGGGCCTTGCTTGCCTCGGCCACTTTCGCCTGCAGCGACACGAGCTCCGCGCGAAGGGCCTCAACGGCCTCGTCCTTTTTGGCCATCTCCGCGCGGAGTTCATCGAAGGGGCGCGTCTTCTCCGACGCACGCAGCCAGTCCTGGGCCTTTTGACGAAGGGCGAGGCTGCCCATGAATTTCTGGGCATTCTGGTCCGACAAGTTGGCGAGCTGTTCGACCGTGCGGACTTTGAAGTGCGCGAGCTCTTCGACTTGGCCGCGCGTCACCGCCGCCCATTCGGACAGAGGCGTTCCGGACTGGATGTCGTCCCCGACGCCATTCTTGAAGGCGGCCCATGCCTTGGGGAAGCGCTGGGTGTCTGAATTGGGTTCGTTCTCGTCATCCCAGACGGGCCTATCGATGACGACGGACTTGTCGCCGGGGACGGCAATCATGACGAAGGGGCAGTCCTTGAACTTGGGGCGGCCAGCAAGCTGGCTTGCGACTGGGTCCAGGACGGCGCCCATGTGGAAGCGCACAAACAAGTTGTTGTCGGCAGCGGCGCCCGGCGCGGCCATCCAGGTTGCTTCTTGCATGCGAGACCTCCCAAAGAGGTACCGGGCCGTCTGCCTGGGGGTAGGCGACCCGGTAGCCTGGTTATGTGTTGCCGTTCGCGGAGGGGTAATGGAGGGCAACACGGGTGAAGCTGGCGGTGGGTGTGTCCTGTGCCGCCTTGCAGATGGCGCCCTCAATCTTCTGCCCCGACGTGCCTGAGACGGTCAGCTGACCGGCCGTGGCGCTCGTCTGCAAAAGCGCGTTGGCCGCGCCCGTGCCGGCAGAAGCGGTGCTGACGGCCGTCTCACCAAGCACCTGGTACCAGCCGTACTGACTCGCCACATTCGCTGACATGGCGATGGCAACTGGACCCCGTGAGGCCGCGACGGTGCGCGTGGTGGTGGCTGCCCCTGCGTCGTAGACGACAGCGTCGCCTGCGGCGGTGGACGCGACGCCCTTGAGGTAGATGAACTCCCCCTCGCCATAGCCCAGTGTCCCAACATCCACGGCGCGCACCTTGGTGCCAAGGACGTGGTTTTGGGTGGTGGTGGTGCTGTGGATGGGCTGGGCCCCGATGAAGGGGCCCACGGGGACGAACTGAAGTTGTGCTGTCGTAGGAAATGCCATTGTCGTGTCTCCCTAGCTGCCCTGGAAGTAGCCTTGGAACTGCGCACCGCTGCAGGTGATGGCACCAGCCCAGGCGAGGATGTTGACCTCGGCGTCCTGGTTGATGGCGACGCGGCGACTCGGGTCGAGCGACACCATGTTTCTGTCCTTGTGGGGGCGCAGAAACAGATACTTGGTGTTGAGGAAGTAGAAGACGTTCGCCGGGCAGTTGCCGCCAATGCCTCCATCCAGGACGACATCGGCGCCCTTGTACTTGTAGGTGGTGAAGCCCAGCTGCCCCAGCTTCGAATCCGTGAAGCGCTGCAGCGTCTGAAGGCTCGCCTCGTACACGCCAAAGATGCTGTTCGCGCCGACGATGAGGTCGGGCATGTCCGTGCCACGCACCATCGAGTTGTAGAGGGTGTTCATCTGCCCCTGGATGGTTGTTTTGTCCGGCGCGCCCAGAGAGCCAGTCGCCTGGTTTCGCCAGAACGGCCAGAGCGAGCGGTCGATGCCGCCATAGGTGCCGGTGGACGGTGAGGCGACGACGGCAGCCCCAAGCCCAACCAGCTCCTTGCCGCCGGAACCCGTGCCATCCGCGTAGACGCCCGCGGCCAGTTTGTTGGACATGGACGACTCGCCAACGCCGATGCGCTCGTCAAGCAAGTCCTTGAGCTTCTCCTTGCCGCCGTTCTGAAGTTGCTCGAGGCCCGAGATGGTTATTGGGCAGGCAAGTTGCTTCAGGAAGAACTGGCTACCGGAGATGACGTCCTGGGCGGAGACTGGCAGCTGGTCATAGCCCGAGTACCAACCGGCGTTGGCGTTGGCCTGGTAGCTGATGGTCTCGATGATGTCGTAGCCGCCCGAAATGGTCCGGACGTTGCCCTTCATCTTCAGCTTGAGAAGGATTGCGTTGTTGTTGGTGACGTTGTCGAAAATCTCTTTGGAGCGATTGCGGATGGTGACGGCAATCACGTCCGTAATGCTGGTATTGGCGAAAGCCATGGGGCCTCAACGGGTGGCAAAGGTGGGCGCGGGCTAAAAGACGCACGCGGTCTCTTCGCTGGCCGGTGGACCCATTGGGGCTCCGACTGCGGACGCCGTCAGGTGGACCCCACTTGGGGCTCCTAGCGACTGGCTACTTCATCCCATGCAGCATCAATCGCATCCCGTCTATTCGTGAAACCACCGGTAGGTGGCGGCGCGATGGCCGGGGTGCTGCGTATGCTGGAGGCCGCCAACCGGGCCCGCTCCGTGGACGCTTGCGCGCTCTTCGCGGTCCCCCTGGCCTCCCTTTGCTGCAGGACGGACTGGGTGCCTGGGTGAAACTGTAAGGCCATTTTGTAAGCCTCGTCCAGCGTCATGTGTTTCTTGGCTGCCGTAGCCGCGTCCAAGACAACAGACATGAGGGGGCGGACGTCCTCGAAAAACTCCTTGTCCTGGCCAAATTGCTCCACCTCGCCGGCAGCATGCTGGAGGACCGCCGCCTGTCTGCGTTGCTCCACCTGCTGTAGGACGCGCTGCTCCACCTGCTGGGCAATGAGGCCCGGGTCCATGGACGCCGTAGGCTGTCCGGCATTCGGCTGGGCCGTGCCGTTGTAGACCTGGGTGAGAAGGTCCGGGTCCACGCCGTAGGTCCGCAGAATGGTGCTGGCAATCTGCGCCTTATGCATGGGTGTACCGTCATGTAGGACTGCCATGGCCTGCATGAGGTTCTGCACGGCCTGGAGCGGCTCGACGCCCTCGGCCCGGATGTACTTCTCGTATGGGCCTACGGTGCGCTGGAAACTCTCGTGGAAGCGCTTGGCCTCGCTCGAGCCCTGGATAGCGATGTCGGCGGCTCTCTCCCGGTTCCAGATGTCCCGCTTCACTTCCTGGGGCAGAGTCGCCCAGTGTTCTCTTGCCTCCGGAGTCCAGCCCACGGGCGGCTTCAGTTCCCGGCCGACGTCAGGCGCCTTCGTGGCGGTCTGCGTCGCTGTGGTGGGCTTTGCGGCGCTCTGGCTCGGCTTCTGGGCCTGGGGCGGGGCGGTGCCGGTGGTGGCTGCAGTCTTGGGCGCCTTGGTGAAACGCCCGTGTTCGTCGCGGACCTTGTCGGTGGCTGTGGTTTCCGGCTCGGCTTGAGGCTCCGGAGGGGAGGGGCTGGTGCTGACAGGAGCCCCTTCGATCGGGGCTCCCGTGTTCCCCGTCTCCGGAGCCGCCTGCGAGTCTACCGTCTCGGCTGGTTCCACGCCCTCGACCTCGTCAAAGGCTGCGTCAATGGCATCGCGTCTACTGGAAGGGGTGTCGCTCATGGCTCTCGCTCCATCATCAGGAAAGTTCCGTCAGAATTCTTCGGACCACGCCTTTGGGAACTTGGTCCCCAGCCGTCTTGTGCCGCAGTACATGAATGGCTGCAGCCACCCGCCCCATTGGCTTCGCGTCGCGGTTTCCAAAGGCGCACCAGTGACAGTGGATGCCTAGGTGACTCCTGTAGACATAGATGTGGGATTCAGATGAAAGGCGCGTGAAGCTCATCGCTTTTTCTCCATGACTTCGTACAGCGCCCGGCCAATGGCTTCCTTGCGGTCCCGGTCCGGCAGGGCTTCGCCGCGGGCAATTCTCTCTCGCCGGGACTGGGCCTTCTCCCATGTGTGGGTGAAGTCGCTTGCGTGCGTGACGCCGTTTTGCCGCATGTACTCGTTGTACTTCCAGCGGGTGTCGATGGCTGTGCCGTCCGTGGCCCGGGTGCCTTCGTAAAACGTGCCCGTCATGATCTCCACGCGAGGCGGCGGCGTCCAGTCCGCGGATATCTCCACGAGCTGGCTGGCGTCGGTGTCCCAACGGTAGAGGCGGCGGGTCATCGGTATGCCACCCCAAGCCTTTCAAGACCATTGCAGATGGTGCAGGAGTCCAAACAGCGGCGCAGCTGTCCTTCGCAGCCGCTGCATCGATCGGGCATGAATCCAAACTGGTTAACGCTGTGCCAGTCGCATCGGGGGCAGACCTTTCGCAGCCCTTGCCGGTGCCGGTGTGCATTGAATAGGGGGGCGCCCAGGCTCTCGGACTTCATGGCACCTTGTTCGCCACGCGCCATCCCCACGCGAAGAGAACTCCGGTGACGAAGACGAAGAGCGCCCAGAGGATGAAGTCCACCACCGGTTGCCCTGCATGGTAGGGCCAGAAGCTCACGGCGTCTGCCAGTAAGAGACTCATCGGAACATCCCCTTTCTCTTGTGCTTCTCCTCGACGTGAAAGTCCTCCGGGACAACGCTGGTCAGCGGCGCTTCCGTAGGCGTTGCCACCGGCTCCGGCTTCTCGAGGGGCTCCAACTCCGACACCGTGCGCACATCCAGAAAGTACTGCGCAGTCTTTCGGGACGTCTCCTGTGCGCCGCGATGGCTCGCCACAGAGGCCCTGGCCGCTTCCTCAGTCAGAAATGTCGCGTACAGGCCCGCGGTGTCGCCGTTGATGGACTGCCACACGGAATACAGCTTGGTTTCGTCAGTCATGGCATCGGCCCTCCCAGGCCTGAATTGGCGACGCCGCCCAGCGTCTTGGTGATGCGGTGCTTGGCGGCTGCCTCGATGGTGTTCCACTTCGCCTGCGACTCCTCTTCCTTGTCCTTGGCGACAATGTCCATCTGCCGCTCCTGGAGGCGCGCCTGTGTCTGCGCCGCAATCTTCTGCATGTCTTGCTGACCCTTGAGCTGCTGGGTCTGCATCTTCACTTGCTCAGGCGTCGGCCCCTGCTGCTGGGGCTGAGGGTTCTGCGCCATCTGCTGGGCTTGGGTAATGGCCCTGTCAAACACCGACTCGATTCCCGAGCTGCCCTTCATCCCCGCCACAAACCACTTGGCCATTTCCAGGAGGTACGGCAAGGCCCCGGGCATCGCTTGGCCAATGGGCGCCACGGCCTGGAAGTACGTGGACAGGCCCATCATGAATTCTGTGCGCTCCGCCTTCAGCGCCGCGAAGTCAGTCAGAGACACGGACTCCGGCTTCACCTCGATGCGGTAGTCGGAGTACCTGTCGCGCAAGAGCTGGATGGCCTGCTTGGCGTACTGCGCGTCTTCCGTGAATTGGATGTTGCTTCTTTGGATGATGCTTTCGTCATCGAAGAACTTGCAGATGATTTCGCCCTTGATGCGCTGCACGTCCGAAGCGAAGCGGGCGAACTCGTCTTGCAGGGCCTGCATGCGCACTGAAGCAAAGCGCGCCTTGATGCCTTGTTCGGTGGCCGTGACGCCAGCTTCGGCTGACTGTCCGCGCATGATGTCGGAGAAGCCCGTGGTCTGGTACAGGCCCTGGAGAATCTCCTGGCGGTAGTCGCGCAGCTTGTCCATGGTTTGGGCAATCTCGAAGATGGGCAGAAGCTCCATCTGTCCCTTGATGCCGCCCTTCTCAGCGAACATCGCCCAGTTGTCCACGGGCACCATCTCGTTGATGCGTGTTTCATTGACGAGCCGACCCAAGTCGCCTGCCGTCTTGTCGTACACGCCCGCGACGCGAAGGGCCCTGGCCAGGAGGCCGATGCGCGCGGTGATTTCGTCCACCTCGTTGTATTGGTCCTGGTACAGCGCGAAGTCGGGACGCGGCACCAGGGTGTTGTTGGTGCGGTTTGCAATCATCGGGCGCGGGAAGGGCCAGAACGCTTGCAGGCCCAACGTGTCGTCCTGGACCTCCAGCGCCTTTCCGAAGCCCTCCACATACCAGATGACTTTCTTGTGTTCCTTGTCCCAGACCTCCCAGACGTCGGCCCTGCTCCAGGGGTTCTGACCCCGTGGGGTGTCCTCTGCCACCTTGGGGCGCTTGGCGTTTAAGGGCACTCTCTTCCCGATGTCCTCGCCAAAGCGCTTCACGAGCTCCTGGCGCGTCATCTGCGCCTTGAAGGCCCACCAGCGGACTTCGTGGAAGGTGCGGGCGCCAGCGCTCCAGAGCTGGTCATTCCACTGGACGTAATCGACCTCGACGTCTTCGCTGCCCTGCTTCTTTTGCTGGATGGTTTGAGCCGGCTCCAGCTCCTGGCCTGTCTCGGGATGGAGAATGGGCGGCTGCTGGACGTCTTCCATCTCCACGACATACCGAAGCCGAACCGAAGCGTGCCCGGGGAGAAGAAAGTCGTCCAGCGCGTAGCCCAGGCCCGTGACGTAGCCGTCCGAGTCCCGGGTGATGTCGCAGTTTAAGAGTCGCTCCTGCATGTCCCCTGCGACGCGGGCCACATCGTCATTGGCATCCTGGAACTTGCGCGTCACGGTGACGGAGGGAACGCGGCCATACATCATCGCCCGCTGCGTCTGGATGTTGGAGGTGAAGACGTTCCACTTCACGCCATCGATGGTGTCGTCGGTGCGTTCATCTCGGAACTTCGCAATGATGTCTTTGCCTTGCTTGTGCCACCGCTCCACTTCCCTGCGGGCTGCAGCAAACTCCATGGTGAGGCGCTCGCTCCAACCCTCAGGCGTGTCCTGGAACTCGTCCTCCTGAAGCGCTGGCGCGTCGGTGGTGGCCATTTAAATTCGCCCCGTCCGGCGCCGTGACTCGTTGTCCACAAACAACTGTTCCAGGTTGTAGGCGCGGTCCACCGGCACAGCCACGGGCTTGGGCGTGGCGGGCTTGGGCTTTCGCGTAATCAGCTCCGAAACTTTGGTCACAACCGCGCAGTAGCGAAACGCGTCACCGGTATGGCTCGCCCAGTTGTGAAGGGGGCGCCTCGAGAAGACTCGTTCAATCTCGTCCCACTCGTAGCGGTACTCCCGAAGGGCCTCGATGCCATCGGCATCGCCGGGTTCAGCGACAGCACTGCAGCGCGTGTGGATGCGTGTCCCGGGCTGCTCCAAGAGCCAGCGGCCCGCTTGGATGCCATCGATGATGCCCATGCTGGGGCCGATGGCCACCTTGCCCATGCCCCAGTGGTTTCGGCACTGGTCCAAGACGGAGAGCTGCGTAGCCAGCGTGTGCTGGTTGGCGTCATGCGGCAGCCAGTGCTTCACGTACTGGTAGGGCTTCGCATCCACCACGCCGAAGAAATGTTCCAGGCCCTTGCCGTGGTTCTCGTAGTGGTCGATGAGGTCCACGCCATTCACGTTGGGACGCCAGAACCAGATGGCCGTGGAGTCCGTCTTGCCCAAGTCCCATGAGGTGAAGATGCCGTCTTGCGCGTGCTCGAATTCACCAACCCCACCACGAAGCGCCACCTCTTCCATCGCGTCGCCAAAGATGCTGCCGATGTCGGAGCTGGCTTCTTCTCCATCGACGTAGACGCGAATCCAGTCGGAGTCCTTCCCGATGCAAAGCCTTTGGTAGTAGTCGGTGGGAAGATTGGAGAAGTTCTCCGCGCTCGCTGAGCGGCCACCAGGCTGCCGGTAGAGACGGAACTGCCGGCGCACGTCCAGGTCCGAAGAGGAGAACAGCTTGTGGCACCAGTGCCCTGTGTGCCAGGGATTACTGTCCATCCAGATGCCGAACCAGCTGGCCCCGCCTTGAACTTTGGAGGGGAAGCGGCCCACGCGTGTCTGCAGGACTTCAAACACGTACTGCGAAATCTCCCGGGCTTCGTTCACGTAGGCGCCGGTCAGGTCCAGGGACAACAGCTTCTTCACGTCTTCAGGGCGGTCCAGCGCGCGAAAGAGAATCTCGCAGTCCACATCCGAAAAGCGCATGCGGAAGGAGAACTGTTGCTCGTTCCATTTGCCCAAGTCCGCCGGTATCCACTCCTCGAATGTCTTTCGCGTGGTGTCACGCAGCTGGCCATACGTGTTTCGAATGACGGCAAAGCGCGTTCGACGAATTCCATCGGGGCTTTTTCTTTGCTCCTTCGCGCGACGAAGAATCTCCAGCACGCACGAGGATGACTTGCCGCTGCCGACTGGGCCCATGACACAGCGTACGAAGGCGTTGGAGTCGAGGAACGCGGCCAGCGTTGGAGGCGCGGTGTATTTCACCTCCACGCGCGGACGCATTACCCGACGTCCTCGTGGCCGCAGCGAAGGCAAACGCCTTGGCGCATGCTGGTTGCGCCGCACTGACTGCAGTGCTGGCCAGGTGTGGCGCTCGGAGAACGAAGAGCCGCGGACATTGCCCTTTGCTTGGCCTCATCGAACCCCGAGCTGGCGGCGTACGGAGCGCCCTTGGTGATTGGTGTCTGCATGTCAGCCTTCCCCCTCTGCTTTCACGGTGCGGTTGATTTCGATGACGACCTGAAGCGGTTCGCCATCCACTCCAGCAAGCGCGTGCATCTCCATCGGCTTGCCCCAGAAGTAGTGGCAGAACAGAGTGGTGCCCCACTGCTCGCCTGCCTTCACGGAGCGCTCGAGGGACTTGAGTGCTTCGGGAAGCAGGTGGCGAATGGCGAGGCGCGCTTTCTTCGTTGGAGGCCTGCCGCGCGGGTTCCCACTCTGGCCTGGCTTAAAGGGCCGGAGATTCGCTGTTCCTGGTTGCGCGAGATCATCGGCCATAGGTTTTCGCCACTGTTCGCGGCGGCTCCCCGGCCGGGATTACGCCTACTTGTGTGCCACTATGTCAATGGTCACGTATGGTCAATGGCAAACGCCCCGTATCGCCGGGGCCACGCGCCAGGGTCTTTCATCCCTGGTGACGCAGGTCCGCCTCCGAGCCAGCGGCCCGCTTACTGGGACCGGTTGAGCCGGTCAGGCTAAGACTGGCGGCCCGATTCGAACGGGCCGGTGGATAAGCCCCACCCGGCTTCAGGGCGTGTCCCACCACGCCGCGCCAGTCATGTTTCGTCTAGCACCACGCCCATGACAACTCTCGCGTCATGCGCCCGTTGAGCACCAGACCAATACTGCGCCGCCGATAAGTAATTTCCGTAATCGGGAGCGCCTTCAGTTCCTCTCGCATGCGCTCGTTCACCACGTCTTCAATTGTTTCGCCGTCGCGAGGGAACCGAAGAGGCTGGTACGAGCTGGCATCCGCGACCGGCGTCATCTTGGGCACTACCAAGCAACTACCCGGAACGCCCTCGGGGCATTTGGGCCACGGGCAAGGCAATTCCGCCAATGGTCGGTCGTGCTCACACATCGCCCAGCACCTTCGCCAGCCGGCAGTCTGGGGCGTGGCCAAGTCGCTGCTCCATCTCGCACATCGGACACGTGTACGTATCCGGCCCAATGGCTTGACGCCCATTCGTGAATTGCACAAGCGCCAGCACCGCCTTGGCTTCCGCGAGCTGGGCCACAAGACGCTCGTTCTCCTTGGCGACTTCAAGACTGGTAATGGCCAGCGATGCAGCTTGCCTCGCGAATTCGGTCTTAAACTTCTTCAGCCTTGGGTCTTGGGCTTCACTCACTTCTCACCGTCCTTCAGCTCGCGGATTTTGGCTGCCATCTTCTCCAGTGCGACAGCGATGGCGCCGACGACAATCGGGTTTTGGGGCGACGGCAGCGCATTGAGTCGCCGCGCTTCTTTCGCTACCAATTCCGCCGCGTCTTCGAGGGCTTCAGTACGGGCCACGAAACGGACCTGATGCCAAAAGTCGCCCGTATTGTTGGCTATCGTCGCCTCCGCCTTCTCCAGCCGCTCCAACAGCGCCTTGCCGGCGCTTCCCGGCTGCAGGCCACTTTCGGCAATCAGACACAGTTCGTGAAATGCCGCAGAGATCGAACCCATTGGCCACGGGCGCACGCTTTCCTTTTGGGCGACTCGTCGCGCGCGTTCGAGAGCGTGAGCCATCGCCGCACACTGCGCATCCCGTTCGCGAAGTTGGGATTCAAGTTCGGCGATGCGCTGATCACAACTCTGTCCGCCCGGGTGAATGGGGCAATTTTCGTTCGTGTCGTAGAGGCAGTTGCACAACGATTGGCAGGTAGTCACGGCTTCGGCTCCGTTTCGCGTAGGGCAGTTCCAGCGGCTGAGCATGTGTTTCGCTTGCACCCGACAATCGCCCCCTCGTGCCCATGCGCCTGGTGGATGGTTTGCCGCATCCACCCAACCGCATCTCTCAACTTCGCCACCTGCGCGAGAGCGGCGTCGCGGTCGGCCATGTGGCGCTCGCTCCACTCGACGGCGGAATCTCGCTGCCGCGCGTACCCGTCCCGCTCCTTCGTCACGCGGTCGAGTTCGGACAGGAGGAAACTTGCCTCGTCATCGCAGCCGGGTCCATGCCTGGAGCGGATCACCTCCACCCGCTTCGCCCGCTCTTCGTCGGTCATGACCCACCTGCCCGGCTGAGTGTGATTGTCGCGATCCACGCCTTCACCGCCCTGCATGCTTGCTCCCATGTCCGGTCGCTCTCCCAGCCGAACTTCGCGTCCAACATCCGGTTCGCTTCCATCCCGTGTTCCATGCACAGCTGCGTCTGGTAGCACGGGTAAATTCGGCCTGCGTCCTGACAGCCAGGGTAGGCACAGTTCATGACGAATCCTCCGCGACTTTTTCGGCGTAGGCTTCCCAGTCGAACGTGCTCCGGCCGACCGCGAGGTCAGGGTTGCGGCCAGGCTGCCTGAGTTGGTTCGGAGTTGGCGGCGCCTGCGCGTTGCGGATGAAACGCTCCACGTGGGCTGCGTCCCGGCAAATCAGCTCGATGTCGTCGTAAGCCTGGCCGCGGTCGTTCACCCCGATGTTGTGTGGGGTAAGCGCGCACCCGTCGATTGCCTGCTTGAGATCTTCGACGGTTCTGCCCTCCCGGAGCCTGGCTTTGATTGCCCGCGAGCGCTTGTGGTCCAGCACTGCCTTTGGGTGCTCGAGCTTCTCCTGCCAGTGCTCGAATACCTGCCTGACTTCGGACGCGGTCGAGCCCTGCTCGACAATGGTTTTATCTTTTGTAGTTGCTTCTTGCTGACTGCTGACTGCTGTAAGAGCTGGAGTTGAGCTGGGGAGGGTCTCCAGCTCAACTCCAGCTCCAGCTGGAGAACTCTCCAGCTGCGCTCCAGCTGGCTTTTGACCGCGGCCGCGTCGAAGGTTGCCCGCTGCGGCCGCCTTTTTACCCCCTGCGATTCGGGCTTTCTTGATGTGTAGGTACCTGTCGGCGCCCCGGACACGGAACCGTCCGTCGGTGGCCTCAAGCAGCCGGAAGGTCACCATGGCTCGGGAGGTATCTGCCCCAAAGAAGCCCTCAAGGGCGGTGGCGTCCACGACGTCAGTCTGTTCCCGGTAGCAGTGGCGCCACATCCGGGCCATGCCGGCGATCGCCATCTCTTCGCTGATGTGCGAGGCCCGGGCCACGTTCGGGGCCTTCTCAAGCGCGTCCAGGTCGAATGCTAGGTACGGCATCAGTCCTCCCCCTGTTTCTCAAAAACAGCTGTTGCTCCGCTGCTGCCTGGTACGCGGACCCAGGTCTCTTTTCTGCCGTACATCCCAGTCCGGGTGATGACTTCGCCCTCGACCAAAATTTCACCCCACATCGCCTTGATCTGATTCGCCGTGGCCCGTGCCCGGCCTGGGGTCGAAACGGGGGCGCTGAGGTCGCGGTCCAGGTCACTCATTGCGGCCTCAGCGCCATGGCGTTGATGGTCACATGCATCAGATTGTCAGCGATGATCATCAGCCAGCCGCTGAGCCATTGGGGCCGGTCGGCTGGGTAACCCGTAGCGGCGCACTCGGCCCATGGCCGGTTGGGACCGAGGCAGTTCTTTGCCCACACCACGAACCGGGCCAGACGGAACCTGTCGATGAGAAAGTGTGTGCCGATGATCACCGCGAGCGCAGCTGGAGATCGGGTCAGCAACAGAAACGGGAGGGAGTAGGCGATAACGTGTGCGAGAGCGGCCACGCTACGCTTCGTCTTCTGGGTGGCCATCCAATCCGACTGGAGCAGGTAGTCGCCGATGGCATGCGCCACCAATTGGTCTGCAGTGAAAAGGCTCACTTGGCGCCTCCTGCGAACGGGTTGGGGAGAGGGCAACCAGGTTTGCATCGAGCCAGCCAGGCAGCCGCGCGCGGGGGGAGGCGCTCAGCCAGACAGATCAGATGCACGGGAGTGATGCCGCCCTGATACGCGGTGGGCAACCACTGCTCCAAGGCCAGGGGTTGATCGCAGACCGCGCAATACCCTTTCCAAAGGAGCTCGGCTTCCTGCCGATCGGCATGCGTCCAAACGCGCGCGCCGCGACCCTCGTACTTCCTTCGCTGCTGATTGTGCCGCTCGCGCGTGCACCTCCGCCTCCGACACAAGAGCCGCGGTCGCCCGTTGCCCGGCTGGCGAAACAGGCCACTGCAAATTGCGCATCTCCCGTACAGCGGGATTTCATAGGGGCCGTGGCGGAAAACCTTTTCTGCCGTGTCGCTCATTTCCCGCACCCCCATCCAACCTT